TACACCACCTACACCTAATGTACCTGTAAGAGTTGTATTACCAGCTATGGTAACTGTACTTGCAAAGTGAGCAGCACCACCAACAGATAGTGTACTGGCTAAACTTACGGCTCCTGCTATGGTGGTCGTTCCACCTACAGTAAGATTACCTACTAATATAGTATTGCCTGATACACAGACATCATCATCAAATTCTGCTTTAGCTGCTACGGTTAATGTACTTAGTAGATTAGTAGCTCCACCTACACTTAAAGCACCAGCAATACTAGTTGCTCCTCCTATAGTTGCAGTACCACCTACAGCCAGATTACCAACAAGAACTGTATTACCAGAGACACATACAGCATCGTCAAACTCTGCCTTCCCTACTACGGTTAATGTACTTAATAAGTTTGTAGCACCACCTACACTTAATGCTCCTGCTATACTTGCAGCACCACCAATTGTTGCAGTGCCACCAACGGCTAAGTTACCAACAAGTATACTATTACCAGAGACACATACGTCATCGTCAAATTCTGCTTTACCTACAACTGTAAATGTTCCACCAACTCCAAGGTTTGCTGTTAATGTTGTATTACCAACTATTGTTGCTGTTCCACCTACAAATAGAGTTCCACCTATAGTAGCATTATTAACAGATATATTACCTTCAATAGCAGCAGGAACATTAGTCAGATTAGCACCATCACCGTAGAATGCAGAGGCACAAACCTTTGCATTTGCAGCCTGTACGTTTGTACCTGCAATAGTTACTGTACTGGCAAAATTAGCTGCACCTCCTACACTTAATGTACTGGCAAGACTTACTGCACCTGTAATAGTAGTAGTACCACCTACAGCTAAGTTGCCTACTAAGACACTATTACCCGATACACATACGTCATCGTCAAACTCTACCTTGGCAGCAAAGGTTGCAATACCTGTTTGGGCCAGTGTTCCACCAAGAGATACATTCCCTGCTACATCAAGAGTACTGGCTAATGTTGCTGCTCCTGATACACGAACCGTACTAAGAAAACCAGCAGCTCCAGATACAGTGGCTGTACTTTGTAAATTAACAGCACCTGCTACACTTAGAGTACCACCTATACTAACATCACCAGAAACACGTAAAGTTGAAACAGAAACATTTCCTGTTTGTGGAACATTAGTCAGATTCGTGCCATCTCCATAGAAAGCACTGGCACATACTCGTGCATTTGCAGCTTGAATACCTGTACCAACTATGGTAACAGTTCCTCCTACATTAAGACTACCTCCAATGGATGTATTTCCTACAACGGATAAGGCTCCTCCTACACCAAGAGAATCTCCCATTGTAACGGCTCCAGCTATGGTAGCTGTATTAGCCACATGTAATGTACTGGCAAGAGATACTGCACCAGCTACATTCAATGTACTTGCTAATGATGTTGCACCTGCCACAGTTACAGTACCAAGAAGATTAGTAGCTCCACCTACCGAAAGAGCACCTGCAACACTGACGGCTCCTCCTATGGTAGTTGTTCCACCTATGTTGACATTACCAGATACGGATACATTTGTTTTAAATGTACCAGCACCTGAAACTGTTACGGTACTTTCAAATAGAGCAGCTCCAGTATTCTTGAATGTACCACTTACCGATACATTACCAGCTACATCTAATGTACTTCCAAGACTTACTGCACCTGTAATAGTTGTGGTTCCACCTACTGCAAGATTCCCTACAAGTACAGTATTACCACTTACACATACATCATCGTCAAACTCTACTTTACTTACAAACTGAGAAGTTCCACTAACATAGACGTTCCCCACTACGGATATATTACCTACACAGACATTCCCACCTACACTGGAATTAACTCCTGTTAAGTTAGAACCATCTCCGTAGAAGGCACTTGCACATACTTTAGCATTGGCTGCTTGTACATTGGCACCACCTATTGTTACTGTACCTCCGATACTTACATCACCAGCAGCAACTACAGAACCATCTACATCTAATTTACCAGTTATCTGAATAGCATTTGTAGCAACCTTCATTGCTATATTAGTTGCATCTCCAGTTTGAAGATAAGTAAGAGTAGATGTAGCACCTGAATTAGCACTTACATTTAATTTTAAAAGCTGCTTATATGTATCAGCTATTTGTCGTCCAGTTAATGTACTCATATTGCTTGCCACCCTCTATCTTCTGCATCCCAATTATTAGTAGCTGCTTGCCAATCAATTCCTCTACCACCAGTATCAGGACGTGGGTTACGTATTGCTGGATTTTCTCTTACATCAGGCACTTTATTCTGTGGATGATTTTTAAGATCATACTGACCATCAAAATCCTGTGGGCATACCAGCATCCCATAACTATTCAGTTTCATTATTCTATGTGGATAAACAAATCCACATGTATCACACATAGCTAGAGCATTCTTATTACTTGCCATTAGATATAACCTAATTTTGGTTTAAGAAATAGATTTGCTCTTTCTCTATCTTCTTCAAAAGCTGTTCTTAACAATTCTTCATAATTAGCTTTTAACATTCCAATTCTATCAGGAGGAGTACCGGGAGTTTTCATAGAAAGATAATAGGAAAGTCCACATGTTAAAGGTGGTAAGAATCTCTTTGGCATATCTGCATTTTGTTCAGCAGACCTGTTAACATCTTCCAGTTCCCGTATTCCTTCAATATTTAAAATATCTGTAGCATTCTCAGGAATAGGCCATAGAAGTATAGTTGGATTATCTCTATTTCTTTTTATGGAAAACTGAGTTGGTCTTCCCGTTTGCTTCTTATTTGGAATAACTTGATATTCTTCAAAGCTAATTCGTTGTAATTGTAGATCTGTATCATCTCTACGTAATACTACTTCCAATGCATCCAAGGTATCACTTGCTAATGCATAGGAAGTAACACTAGTGGAAACTGTAACTAATGTAGTATAGGTAGTCCAAAGAAGAATGCCTCTATTCTGCCAATCTTTTAACATAAGATTAATAGAACGACGAGCAGAAGCAGGAGTATGACCGAGAGTTTGTTCTCCCCCGATCATCTCCGTAGCTTCTTGGATCACCTCATCTATATCTAAGTTAAAGTTAAATGTTCCTGACGTAGCCATTTTAAACTATTTCTTTTTACCATGATCATGGTGATGTTCACCCATAAAAAATCCTACAACACCTGCCACACCACAAGCAACCATAGCTACAGTCTGCCATGTACCAACTGGTGCCATAAGACCGCCCATAGCAAGGATACCTGCCATTGCTGCATACGATGAAGGTTCTCGAAATCTACATATAATATGATTCATTTTACTCTCCTTCTAGATTTAGTTTTTAACTGTTTACCACTATTTCTCTTAATAGTAGTTCCATGCTTTTTTGCAAAGTTCTTAGCAACTTTTGGATAGTTAGCAAATAAGAAAGAACGTTGATCTTTTGATTTAAAAGGCATTTTATTTATATCCTTTACCTCTTCCTTTAATTGCAGCACCCCAAGGATTCTTTTTAAGAGGGGGTTTCTTAACTCCTATATTCGTTATTTGTTTAGTACCTTTTAATGTACCCCCTCCTCCATACTTCTTAACTTTTCCACCAGTACTTCTTTTAACCATACCACCTGTTTTTGAAGCACCAAAACCTCCCGGTCCAAATTTAGGTTTAGAAGTAGTACGGGCAGTCTTTTTAGGCTGTTTTAATTCTGCTGCTGTTATTCCTTGATAAACTGATTTCCTGCCTTTTACCTTTGGAACTTTAATTTTCTGACCGGGAGTTATCAAATGTATATTAGTTATACTTGGATTAGCTTTCTTAATAGCAGCTATAGTTGTATTATTATCTTTGGCTATTTGAGAAAGAGTATCTCCAGATTTTACCGTAACACTTTTTGTACCACCCTTGGAAGGATCTAGTAAAGAAGCAGCTCCGACTGTACCAGCTATAACTCCTGCTGCTCTAAGACCTGATGGTCCTTTTCTCTTAGAAGTTACTGTTTTACTTGTCGGCATCTTATAAGCTCTTTTTACTTGATCAGCTACATTTGTTTTACCAGTAGCCCTTCTTAATCTTGCTTGAGCTGTAGACGTTCCTGTCTTAGTTCCCGATTTAGGAGTAGCAGTACCTGTAGCTCTTTTTAATCTTTGTTGAGCAGTGCTGGGCTTTGCAGGAGCTTTCTTTCCCTTAGCTGTCCACGTATACTTTTTACCAGCAGGTTTCTTTCCTGATTCTTTAAAAGTCCTATACTCTCTTTTTAGATACGTACCTTTATTTTTTTCTACCTTTGCTTTAAGTTCACGTTGAGCTTTTCTTCGTGCAGCTCCCGGTAAATCAAGTTTAGGAGCACCTTTACCTTTACCTGCAAGTTTTGTTATACCCTCACCTAGATCTCGTGCTACATGATGTGCCCACTTTGCTTTGCCAGCTTTAATTAATTCTATAGCTTTAGCTCTAGGAACTGCTTTAACTATACGTGCTCCTGCCATGATAATTGGTATTAATGGTGCAGCCATAATCTTTCTCCTTAATTACATTTGTAACGAGCAGCACCCCAACCTCTGGGTTTCTTTATGAGGCCACCTCGTTTTCGGTTTACAATCTTACGTCCC